ACTAACGGAAGTTTAGGTGTTTTCAATGGCGCAACTTTTGTTGATGCAAATGGAAAACCAACTTGGACTAACGGTTTAGCAGCAGCTCAAACTTCAAGTGTAGATTACAACACAGGTAGTAATAATATTACTGCTTTTGTAAACACTAATCCACACCAAGAGTATACAGCTAGAGCAGACGCAGCAGTAGGTATAGCTAGTTTCAATACATTGACTAACACAGGTTACAACTTAAATGATGCTGGAGCAGGTGTAGATGGTCAATCAGATTGTACACTAGATATCGCTAATACAACTGGAACTGCAAACTACATGTGGAAACTTGTAAGATCAGCAAATGTTACAAATCAAAATGATTTAACAGCAGCTGGTGCAGATATTATTATCTCTTACAACCCACAAGCAAACGCTTACTTAGCATAGTCATAGAATAGGAGAATAAAACATGGCAATATCAAGAGCACAACTAGTTAAAGAACTAGAACCAGGTTTGAATGCACTATTCGGACTTGAGTACAGACAATATGCAGATGAAACAACAGAGATATTTGATACTGAATCTTCAGACAGAGCGTTTGAAGAAGAAGTGATGTTATCTGGTTTCGGAAATGCAGCAGTTAAACCTGAAGGCCAAGGCGTTCAGTTTGACGATGCACAAGAAACTTTCACTGCTAGATACACTAACGAAACGATCGCTTTAGCGTTCGCAATCACTGAAGAAGCGATTGAGGATAACTTGTATGACAGACTTGCGTCTAGATATACAAAAGCTTTAGCAAGATCTATGGCCTCTACTAAAAATGTAAAAGGTGCAGCTGTTTTAAATAACGGTTTCAACAATACATTTGCAGGTGGTGACGGCGTAGCTCTTTTCGGAAATGACGGAGCAGGAAATACAACTCACCCTACTCTTGCAGGAACTTTCAGAAATCAACCAGCAGTAGCTGCTGATTGTAATGAAACTTCTTTAGAGCAAGCGATGATTGACATTTCAGCTCTTACAGATGAAAGAGGCTTAAAAATCGCAGCGAGAGGAACTAAAATGATAGTTCCACCTCAACTGCAATTCGTAGCAGATCGTTTGTTAAACACTGAAGGCAGAACAGGTACTGCTGATAACGATATCAATGCAATCAAAAACATGGGAATGGTTTCTGGTGGTTACGTAGTTAACCATTACTTAACTGACCCAGATGCATGGTTTGTTAAAACAGATGTACCTAATGGTCTTAAGCATTTTAGCAGATCACCTATCAAAACTACTATGGAAGGCGACTTCGATACTGGTAATGTTAGATACAAAGCTAGAGAAAGATACGTATTTGGTTTCTCTGATCCAAGAGGAATCTACGGAAATCCTGGCGCATAATAAATAATTTAAGGGGCCGACATAATTCGGCCCCTTTTTTAACTATAAAGGTGTGTAAATGAAAAAAACTCTCATTAATATTTGGGCTTATAGCCATCATGCTAAGTTTGAAATAGAACACGCAGAAGATACGGCTGAAAGCGTTGAAAATGCAATACTTGACAAACTAGGAGAAAAGAGTATAAAATGGGAGTATCTCGGAAATAATTACTCAGACGAGATAAATCGAATAACTTATGAGGAGGTTATTGATGATACAAGA